CCGAACGCCACCACCTGTGCCGATTCTCGCCCGTGACGTCTACCCTCCCTGGAAGCCCTAGAACTCCCCGCCATCAATCTCACCCATGACGTCGGGAGCGTCGATGATGACGCTCTCGACTTCCGCCACCCATTCCACCCCGTCCAGGACGGCCACCAGAGCGGCCGAGATGCAAAAGTCGTCGTGGATAGCTGGATCGTCGACGCCCCACCTCATACGCTTGCCAGGCCCGGGGAGCACCTCGAAGGTGCAGCACTCGACTTCCCGCCAGAATTGCTCGGTATCCGGCTCCGCGTCCTCCGCATAGTCTTTGTACCGCCCTGTGCCGATCACCGCCAAGAAATCCCAGGCCAGCTGGCTCTTTGAGGTGCCAGTAAAGACAAAGGGAATCACCACGCCCGGATACTCGTCCTCGATTGATCCCAACCGAGCACATAGATACTCTGTCAGCTTGGACCCGACCCCCGTCGCATCCACCACCATGTACGCCACGTTCCACGTCTCAGCCAGGTCCACCAGCACTGCGTACAGATCCGCATGCGGCCGGCCGGTCCACCACCATCGGTTCACAACCTCATACCGCGGAAACCCGATCAGCGGATCCTCGCACGTGCGGAGATCCACGCGGAACATGGTCACGGCCGTGCTGTCCTTCCGCGGCTTGGCGTGTCGGAGCTCCTGGCCCTCGAGCTCCTCGTCCTCCCCAGCGACGTCGACGGTCATGGCGTACACGGTCCCACCTTCGGCCGGCTCGCGCTGGCGATCGTGGGTACCATGCATATGCGCGACGCGCTCGGGTGGGAACAGGCGTCCGCCGCCCTCGAGCTCCTCCAAAAAGTACTGGGTGCGCACGATGGGGTGATTCCGCCCCAGTCGCCGGATCTCGTTGCGCACATACGTGCCGTAGGTGGGCACCTCGGCCGCGACCCGCTGCCACGGCACGTAGAAGACGCGCTGCACCCCGTCTATGGCCTCGGCCTCCCGGAGGGCGCGGACCGCCTTGGCGAGCATCGTCCTGGACGTCCACACCGTACCGTAGAACACTGTGGTAGCGTTGGTCGAGGCTGCCATCGGCGCAAAATCCTTGTTCCACTTGGCCTCATCAACATCCTGGGCCTCGTCACACTCTAGCAACACGTTGGCCGTCGCCCCGACCACGTTGGACGTAGGGTGAGCAGAGAAGAAAAAGCACCGGCAGCGCCCCAGGCGAACGATATACCCTTCCTGGCCCTTGAGAAAATGCTGATTCCACGGATTGCTCAGTGCGTCCACGAGCCGGATCTTGCTGTTGCTCGCCTGCGGCTGGTACGTCGGAGAGGCCTTTACCAAGGAGGAGCCCCGCACCTGCAGGTAGAGATTCATCAGGTATGCCTCGATTTGCGCGCTCAGCTCGTTCTTGCCTGCCTGGCGGGACATGACGACGGCAAAGGTCATGCCTTTGCGGTTGAGGACGCTGTCGACGATGGCCCGTGCGGGCTCGAGCTGGTACCTGCGGAGCTCACGGCAGACCACTATCTTGCTGAACAACCGAATGTCGCTCAGGAATACCTTGATCACTTTTGCGAGATTCACAAAGCGCCTCCGGAGCTCAGGCTGTCTTACTCGATGACACCACCTCCGAACGCCCTACCGCCTCCCGCGCCACATGCGCGGCGTCCGCCGCAAGGTCGCCACCCGTGCCGGCCGGAACACCATCGGCACAGGTGGTGGCGTACCGGGCGCCACCTGTGGGCGGGGACTGATAAAGCCAGACCTGCCGCGCGACTACGAAAGCTACCCGATACACCCACGCCAGTATTCGCACGTCTCCCCCTCTTTCTCTCGTGCCTCAGCTCAGAAGCGGCCCATCGTCAACGATCCCTCGATGCTTGTGCCCGATCACGGGATCAAACCGGGGGTCGTACGCCGGCCGATCGCCGTGCAGCGCTAGCACGACCCCATCCGTGGGGTCCAGCTCGTCAAAGAACAGCACCACACACGCCGTACCCTCCGTGACCAAGTCCTCACGCAGGTGGAAAGCAACAGGGATGGCTTTCAGGTAGGTGCTTTGGTACCCCGTGATCTCCACATCCGCAAGGTACGTGTCCTTTTCGAACGACCTGATCACCCCACGCCGCAGCAGCGCCACTAGACGCCTTCCAGGTTCAACCGCTGCACCCACCGTCCCTCTAGCGGCTCGTACTCTGTCTCTATCGCGTTGACCCGCCGCTTCACTGACGCAAACCCCGCTCCGCCAGCCTGAGAATCGCTCCATGTCACAATGTCGAACAGCTCCAGACCCACGTTCGGTCGCGCCCGCAGCCACCCACCGTACCGCCTCGCGTCCGCGTCGTCCAGAGCCCCATCCACCGCCGCCTGACACGTCGCCACACTATCCCACTGACTAGAGTAGAGCAGGGAGAAGAACTCTATCCCGCTCTCGATTGCGTTCGCCACGTCGTATCCCTGGGCCATCACCCCGTCACCCGTCGCGCGGACGCGCGTAGGCCACGCAAACCGCTCGACGTACAAGCCCGCCAGGATCTCCCCATCCTGGTACGTGTGATCGGGCGCCGGGCTTTCACCCTGCTGGTGAGGAACAAAGCAGTAGAGGACGTCCGTCCCTGCGGCCTCGTGACCCCACCGCGCCAGCCCACCCGCCAGATTCAGCAGCCGCAGCCGTTGTATCGCCGTGTAGCCTGTGATCCCCTCATCGAGAACCACAGAACCTTTGGCGTGGAGAGGCACCCACCGCCCCAAGGCCCGAATATGCTCCCGGCCGCTCCAGTCTGTGTGCGTTCTTGACACGGCCAGATAGTTGATCACCACGTCCCACTCGGAGGACCCATCGAAAGCGACCTCATAGTACCCGGCCCGCGCTGCGATCTCTTCGATGCACCACCTGAGAGTCTTGCCTTCAAACACGTACGTCGCGTCCGGCCGCCAGCGCTTGAGCAGCTCCCACCCATCGTACGCGTACAGTCGGAGCCAGTTCTGATCCTGCCCCCGCACCCGAGCGGTCCCCCACAGTTGGAACGGCCGGCAGACTACTCGCTCATCGCCGGCCGCAGTGTGCAGACCCTGCTCGATCAGCACCTGGGCCAGAGGTCGCATCGCCTCCGCTATTTGCCCGCTCTGCCCTACCCCGTCATACCGACCATCCCGATTGTCCAGCTCCACAATCAAATCCCCGCCGTCCGGACGCTCTCGCATCCGGTAGCGCAGCAGCCGCGTTGCCGCCTCGGTCATGTTCATTGTGCTGTCGCCAGAGGTCCAGATCTTGACCTTGTACGCCTCGTTCAATTGATGGCAGTACACGACGTCGCTGCGCCAGATCAGCGCCAGCCGCGTGTTGTAGGTCAAGAGGAAGGCCAGGGGAATCTTGTAGCTCCAGTGGTCAAAATCACGCGACCGGACGCACATCGGAACCATCCAGGAGGACGCCCCCGACGCAAACTTGTCCGTGTAGGTGACCAACCACTCGGACCCCAACGCTGAGGATGTGAGCACCAGACTCGGCCAGAGCGGAGTATAGCCAGGAGTTGCGTACCCAGGCGGATCGATCCGCTGTACACCCGACACCTCGGTGCCCGCCCCAGCCGTAGGATCGAACAGCCCGCGCAGCAAGCGCCCGTCCACGTCGTTGTTGCCGCTGAACGATGCCACGACCGCAAAGCAGCTCTCCACAGACCACCAGATCACCGCCAGGCCGTAGCAGTTGTTGAACTCGCCGCCGGTCTCCGCGAGGTCTGCGAGGCTCTTTTCTGACCCCCAGGCCCCACCATCCTTCTTCCGGTAGTAGACGTAGCGATAACCAGAGCGGGAATAGGCCCAAAAGCAGTCGTCCTGCCCGGCCGAGGCGAGAAAGAAATGGTACGCCACTCCGCCAGCCGCCAGAGCCTTGACCGGTTCCGCCGCTCCCCACGTCACGCCATGGTCAGCGCTCTCCCGACAGAGGATCTCCGTGCCGTCGCTCTTGACGTAGAACACCCGCAAGGTCCCTCCGGCATTCAGAGACACTGCGACGTCTCCGTGCTCCCATGCCAGAGCATCGCTGCAGATCTCGGCAAAGCCCGCCGAGAACAGACCCCAGTACAGCGTGGGATTGAGCGGATCGAGAAGTGAGGGGTCCG